TTGCAGTAGGTTGTGGTGCTTTACTAACTAACACAACAGCTTCAGACAATACTGCTGTTGGTCGTAATGCAATGCTTGGCACTACAACAGGTTCAAGTAATTTAGCTGCTGGAACATCAGCAATGCAATGTAACACAACAGGTGCTAGTAATACTGCTCTTGGTGGTAATTCCACTATGTTTGCTAACACAACAGGTTCAAAAAATGTTGCAGTAGGTCTTTCAGCTTTACAATCTAACACTACAGCAGATGAAAATACTGCAGTAGGTATGAATAGTTTATGTACTAACACAACAGGAAATTTAAACACAGCAGTTGGAGCTGATTCACTAAGAGTAAATGTTGACGGATTTAATAACACAGCAGTTGGATATACTGCCTTACAAAATAATACAAATGGAGATTGTAATACAGCAGTAGGTTTAAATTCTTTAGGTGGAAACACAACAGCTAATTTTAATACAGCATTAGGTCAAGGATCTTTATCTTCTACTACAACAGGTGGAAGTAACACAGCAGTAGGTCAAAGAGCTTTGGAAGATCATACAACAGGTGGTAGTAATACTGCAGTTGGAAGATGTTCTATGTTGAACGTTACAACAAGTGGTAGTAATACAGCAATTGGTGCTGAAACTATGGCTGATCTTACTACAGGAAGTGGTAATGTAGCAATAGGAATAGCTTCTGGTGCAGATGGTATGGTTAATATTAGTGGTAGTACTAGTGACAGAGGAGCATTTGGTCATAACAATATTACTAATGCTTATGTAAAAGTTGCTTGGACAGTAACTTCAGATGCAAGAGATAAAATGAATTTTGAATCTGTCCCTCATGGTTTAGATTTTGTTAATCAATTAGAGCCATATAAATTTAATTTTAAAAAATCAAGAGAAGTTGAAGCACCTCATGGTAGTGCAAGATATGGATTTAAAGCACAAGACATTTTAGCACTTGAAGGTGATAATCCAATTATTATTGATAATGAAAATGAAGATGCATTAAAATATAATGGAGAAGCATTAGTTCCAGTATTAGTTAATGCGATTAAAGAATTGACAAAAAGAATAAAAGATTTAGAAGATAAGTAATAACAAACGAAAGAGGATAAAATGTTAAATACGTATGTCGTAGAAGGCGGAGTTGGTAAATGTGCTACATTCAGTGCATTAGTACCTAAGTTAAAAGAAAAAGGAGATGTGCAAATATACACACCTTACATTGGTTGCTTTGCAAGTAATCCAGATGTTAAATTAGTATTAGAACAAACACTACCTTTAACAGATCCAAGGATCATGGCATCGAACAATATTTTTTACTGTGAGCCTTACAAATCTAATTTTCAATTTGGCAAACAACATATTATTGAAAGCTACTGTGAACATCATGGTGTTGAATATGATAAGTCTATGTTGCCTAAACTTTATACGACACATCATAAAGATAGTGTTAAAGAATGGCTGACTAAAAATGAGATTGGTAAATACATAATGATTCAATTTTCTGGTGGTCAACCACAAGTAGGTTTTAATCCTGGTAATCAATATACAAACATTAATCCAAATAGAAATTATCAACCATATCTTGCTCAACAAGTAGTTAATATGTTGAGAGAAGAATATCCGGACACTACTATTATTAACTGTGTTTTACCTAATGAGCCACACTATAATGATACTATTAGATGTGATTTACATTGGACACAGTTACATGAAATGTTGAAAGATGCGGAAGGGTTTGTAGCTATAGATAGTTGCTTACAACACTTCTCACCATCAGCAAATAAACAAGGTGTTGTTGTTTGGGGTAGTACACGTTGGACACAATTTGGCTATTCACACAATAAAAACCTACAGTTTCACATGGGAAATGACTGGGATGAAGCTAAATATAATGATAGCGATCCTAGAAATAACATGGTAGAACCAAAAATAATTCTTGATGAATTTAAAAAACTTGATACAACTAAACCCGTTGCATGCGCAACAAAATAAGGAGAAAATATTATGAGTGAAAACGTAAAAACTGCAGAAGATATAGCACAAGATTACACAGCTATGGGACACAGTGTTGAATTAATCAATGGCATTATTGATGGATCTAAAATGGCAGAAGAAGAAGCTGCTGATAGACAATCAGCTGTTGACAGAAATGTTGAACATTTAGAGCTTATGGTTGCTAAAGATTACTGGACTACTGAAAGTATGACTGCTGTTAATTCTGCTATCTCTGCTGGTAAAGCACACACAGCTTCGTAGTTTAATTTTCTACCTATAAGATATGTTGATATAACTAGTATTCTAGTATATTTTAAACTAGGGATTAATTTATGCTACAAAAACTAGGATTTTTACCAGGATTTAATAAACAAGTCACAGACACCGGAGCCGAAAGTCAATGGGTAGATGGTGAGAACGTACGTTTTAGATATGGTACACCGGAGAAGATAGGTGGTTGGGAACAACTAGGTACAAGTAAACTAACAGGTGCCGCTAGAAATTTACATCATTTTGTTAGCACAGCTTCTACTAAATACGCAGTAATAGGTACTAGTAATATTCTATATGTTTATTCAGGTAGTATTTTTTATGACATACATCCTTTAGTCAATCCTTCAGGGACAACTCTTTCAAACTGTTTTACTACTACTAACGGATCACCTACAGTTACTATAACTTTTCCAAGTGATCATAGTTTTATTGCAGGAAACATTATTTTATTTAGTGATTTTTCTAGCGCTACTAATTCTAATTATACCGCTGCAGATTTTGATGGTAAGAAATACATGGTAACAGCAGTTCCTACTTCAACTACCATTACAATTACTATGGCCACTAACGAAACAGGTAGTGGAGCTACTACTTCAGGTAGTGTTAAATTTTTTCAATACTATAGTGTTGGGCCCGCAGAACAAGTTGGAGCATTTGGTTGGGGTATATCTTTATTTGGAGGTAATCTTTTAGGAACTTTACTTACAACTTTAAATGGAGCATTATCAGATAATGCTTTTGGTACAGGAGGTTCGGGTACCGAGGTCACTCTAACAAGCACAGCCGGTCTTCCTTCTACTGGATTGAATTTTATTACTGTTGGAACAATAGGCAGTGTTCCTAATAGTGAAACCATTTCATACACAGGAATAGCCGGAAACAATCTTACCGGTATTACTAGAGGAGTTTTAAATACAACAAGACAAGCTTGGTCTTCTGGAAGTACTGTTACGAATACTTCTTCCTTTACAGGTTGGGGATCTCCCGCAGCTAATACAGACTCAGTAAATGATCCTGGTCTATGGTCCTTGGACAACTTAGGCTCTACCTTGATTGCATTAATTCACAACGGAGAATGTTTTAAATGGGATGGTGATGCAACTAATGCAACAAGTATTAGAGCTGTTATTATTCCAAACGCACCAACAGCGTCCCGTGATATGTTGGTATCAACACCGGATCGTCACTTAGTATTTTTTGGAACAGAAAAAACAATTGGAGATAAAGATACTCAAGATGATATGTTTATAAGATTTTCATCACAAGAAAATATAGAAGATTACACACCTACAGCAGAAAATAGTGCCGGTACACAAAGACTGGCCGCCGGATCACGGATCATGGGGGCTAAACTTGGAAGAAATGCAATTTATATTTGGTCGGATACTTCTTTATTTACCATGAGATTTGTTGGTACTCCGTTTACATTTGCTTACGAGCAGGTTGGAACCAACTGTGGTTTAATTGGAATGAACGCAGCTGTTGAAGTAGATGGCGCTGCTTACTGGATGTCCGACAATGGATTCTTTAGGTATACAGGTCAACTACAATCAATGGATTGTTTGGTCGAAGATTATGTTTTTGATGATATAAATACAGTATCTAATCAATTAATTTATTGTGGTATTAATAACTTGTTTGGAGAAATAACTTGGTTCTATTGTAGTAATGATTCAAACGTAGTTAATAGATCAGTTACCTATAGTTATTTAGATTCAACAGCAAAACGTCCAATATGGTTTACTAATGCAAGTACATTGTATCCAAGAACAACTTGGGTTGATTCTGCTGTATTTGGTTTACCTCATGCAACTAGATATGATGCAGGAGACGATGCGTCTTTTGATGTTATTGGAAACACTGAAGGAACTACAATTTATTTCCAACATGAAACAGGAGTTAATCAAGTGACTGCTTTTACAGGTCCTGTTCCCATACCTGCTAATATTATTTCTGGAGATTACGATATTACTCAAAAAATAGTTAGAGGTGCTTCTACTAACATGGCTGATCTTAGAGGAGATGGAGAGTCTATAATGAGAATTAGTAGAATTGTTCCTGACTTTATTAACCAAGAATCAAATGTAATAGCTACATTATTTGTTAGAGATTATCCAAACAACACGGCAGCAAGTTCACCTTTAGGTCCAT